CAAATCCATAAGTAGTTATATAATGAATTAATTGTTGCATTATTAAATCTTCAATTGGAGCATTTTTAACAATTTCAAAATCTTTATGAAAAGTTTGATTCCACTTTTCTCCATCTTTACCATATTTTTCTATTGCTTCTTTAATAATTTCTTCACTAGCAGTATCTGGAATTAATATTCCATATTTTAATCCTTCTTTAGAAAAATTTTCTGATTTTTCTCCTAAATAACTTTTAAATAATCTTAAAACCTCTTTTTCCATAATCTCTACCTCTCTATCATTTCATTTATTTAAATAGGCGAAAAGTAATAAAAATACTGGTGTTCTATATATTGAACTACTCTCCGGTATTAAATAAAATGGTCGGAGAGAATGGATTCGCACCATTATTGCCAGTTCCCTGAATCTTTTTTAAAGGAACTTTTTATGCCTAAATAAAACATATTATAATTGGCGAAGAGTATAAATACGCTGCTCTACCAATTGAGCTACACCCAGCATTCGCAAGGTGATTGGAATCGAACCAATAACACACGGGTTACAAGCCTTTTAAAAAGGAACTCTTTATGCCAATATTTTTTTATTAATAGGCGAAGACTAAATTGTTGGAATTGAACCAACCAAACCATCCTAATCATTTGCGTTAAAAAGGAAGTCTTTATGCCTATATAAAATTAATAGACGAAAAGTAAAATTCACTCCATAGTATTAGTAACTGGTCTATCCCAGTAGTCTTTAGGAACTTTCTATGTCTATTATTAATTAGATTATATCAAACAAATAGTCATTTGTCAAGATATTTTTTTGGTTGCGGCGGGCAGGATTCGAACCTGCGACCTCCAGGTTATGAGCCTGGCGAGCTAACCACTGCTCCACCCCGCTATGTATAAAGGAGAGAAAACTCTCCATACTATTAATACCAACCGGTTTTTTGTGAATGTGCCCAAGCATTTGCTGGACTACCATATCTACCTTTGATATATTTTAGTCCCCAACGTATTTGAGTATAACCGTTAGTATAATAATCACTACCTTCACTAGCCATTTTAGAAGCAGGTAATGATTGAGGAATACCGTGTGCACCACTTGATTTATTATGTGCATTAGGATTCCAACCAGATTCTCTATTCCATAGTTTTACTAGACAATCAAAATCATATTCTGACCATCCATATGTATTTATAACTAAATTATGAGCATATTGTTGTAAAGCAGATAAATTCTGTGAGCTACTTGTTGTGGATTTCGCTCTTTTAGCTGCTTCTGCTCTAGCTTTGGCTTCAGCGGCAGCTTTAGCCTTAGCTTCTTCATACGCTTTTTTCTTTTTCTCTACAATCTCATTTATTTCATCTTGTGAAGTTTCATTGTTGATTAACTTCGTTACCTTATTAATTTCATAAGTTTTATTATCATTTTTATTTATTTGTTGAATAAATTGTTTACAATCTTCTTCGTGTTTAAATAAATAATCTTTATTACTAATACTTACTTTATAATATGTAGCATAGTAATCATACTTTTTAATAAATATATCATCCAAATTCCCTGTGCTCAAATCGACCGAAGGTTGTTGTATAGGGATATGATTTTCTTCTGAAAACTTAATTAAAGCATTAAGTTCATAATGAATATCTTCGTAACCTTCTTCCTCTTGTAAACTTTTTGCATATTTCTCTACTATTACTGTTTCAACCTTTTCTTCTGTATCAGCAGAAATATCAGATTTAGGCAAAGTAGAACCTAAACAAAATGTTAATAATAATATACCTGTTAAAAAAGTAATTAATAACTTAATGACCTTTCTGCTAAAAATTTTCCCTATTCCCTTACGGGAGGGGAGACTTTCTTTACTTCTTGTCATAATAATTCCTTTCTCCACAACTATAAAATAAATCTGGTGTCCCCTTGAGGACTCGAACCTCAAACCCACGCCTTAGAAGGGCGTTGCTCTATTCCATTGAGCTAAGAGGACATTTATTTTCTTCTTTTAACTAATCGTTTTCCTTGATTAGTTTTTTGTTTTGTTGTCTTAGGCTTTTTACTCTTTGTCTCTTTAACATTTGATAAGCTATCATTAGCCAATCTTTTCTTTTCTTCTTTAACTTTCGCATTTTCAAAACTCCTTGAACCTATAATAATATCTTGGTCATTTTGCTTATCTCTAGCTATAATTAGACATCCAGCATAATTATTATAATTTATATCAATTAATTTTAATAATTTTTCTTCTGTTTCACATATTTTTGCATCATCATAACTGCCACAAAATTTTCTTAAATATAATTTATAATAATCAATTCCCATAACAAAACCCCCTGATGTAAAATTAATGGCGGAGAGTTAGGGACTCGAACCCTAAAGCCAGTCACCTGACCAACGGTTTTCAAGACCGCCCGACTACCAATTATCACAACTCTCCAATGGTGCTCGTTGAAAGACTCGAACTTCCGACCCCTTGCTTGTAAGGCAAGTGCTCTAACCAACTGAGCTAAACGAGCAAAAGAAATTATTAATTCCAATATTTATAGGATTTAATATTAAAAATTGTAGTTGCACTGACATTATATTTTTGTGCTAATTTTCTATTGGATTCTTGGCTATTTCTGATTTCTTGAACCTGTTTTAAAGTTAATTTATGTTGTCCATTATTTTCTCCTTTTAAATTAGGATGAGTTTTTGCATAACGATTTCTTATCATCATATCGTTTACGTTATCTTGTATGGTTCCTAATTCTAAATGGTCGATATTACAACAAGAAGGATTATCACATTTGTGTCTAATAACCATACCTTCTGGTACTTCTCCATATTTTAATATATATAATACCCTAAATAATCTTTCTTGTTTACCTTTATATTTTATACGTGTATAACCAAAATCATCTTTACAATGCGAAATACAATGAATACATCCATTATCTTGTTTTTCAAATATAATTTCTTTGCTATTTTCAATTTTCATTTTATCAAATCCTTTTGGAGTGCCCGGAGGGATTTGAACCCACGCATACTGGAGTTGCAGTCCAGCTCCTTCAACCAGCTTGGATACGGACACATAAAATGGCGGACACTAGAGGGCTCGAACCTCTGCTCCGGCAAAACCGAACTAACAGATTAGCAATCTGTCCTCGTCACCAACTTGAGTAAGTGTCCAAATGGTGCCCCTCCTAGGTATCGAACCTAGCCAGCCCAAAGGCATTAGATTTACAGTCTAACCCGTGTCCTTAACGGAATACAGAGGCAAATTTATGGTGGAGCGTATCGGGGTCGAACCGATGACCTCTACCTTGCAAGGGTAGCGTTCTCCCAACTGAACTAACGCCCCATAAATATGGTATGGGAATAAGGATTTGAACCTTAATAGCTGGTGTATAAGACCAGAGCCCTAACCGTTGGACGATTCCCATAAATGGTCGGAGAGACCCGATTCGAACAGGCGACCTCTAGTTCCCAAAACTAGCGTTCTAACCAAACTGAACTACTCTCCGAAAATGGTGGAGCTGACGGGAATTGAACCCGTGTCCAAAAATATCTATTAATCACAAATCTCATTCTTACCTTACAAGTTTTGTCTAGTTCCTAAATCATACCTTATTATAGTCTCTAGCAACCAATAATAAGAGAATTGTGTTTCGTATAATTCTATATTAAGACCACACAATTTATAATCTTTAATATAGTCTGTCCTTGCTCGTTAATCGACTATACTTTTTCTGACAGCTTACTGATACTCATATAGAAGTCACCTACGCTCTTGACTAAGCAAAAGCAACTACATTAGTAGTAAATAAAGATTTAACTTTATTAGTGAATTGTTTTAAAATGTTTCCATTTAATTTAGTTTTTGTATTTTACGTTTACCAACGACTTGTATTGTGAACTTTCGTATATTCCTGTCGAGACCAAAAACAGCCCCAAAAAAAATGGTGCCGGCTGTAAGACTTGAACTCACGACCCACTGATTACAGGTCAGTTGCTCTACCAACTGAGCTAAGCCGGCATATAATGGCTCTCCAGACAGGGCTTGAACCTGTGACCATTCGGTTAACAGCCGAGTGCTCTACCAACTGAGCTACTGGAGAATATTAAACGCACTAGGCGTTTTCTTCTTGAATCATTGTATTTATAGCTTCATTAATTTTATTTAGAGCATTAGTATGTTTATCTAATTCTCTACCCATTCTTTCTTCAAATGCAGCCATATTTTTTCTTGTTATTTCTAATTGTTTTTCATTTGCTCTTTTATAGAAATTAACCATTTTCTTTTTAGCTTTTAAATAAGCTAATTTTTCACCGAAATCATAATTATAAGTATCTTCTGGACTACATACAGCTCTACCTTTAAATTTGTTATTATATTCATCAAATACATAAACAACTATGATTCCTTTTTCTTTATTTTCATAACTTTTTGTATTTACTACTTTTACCATTCTTTTCACCTTTCTTTCTTTAAATCACCTTTGTTAGCTCTTTGAAAGACAACAGGGGTTATTTGTCTTTCAAACAGCCAACAAGGGCTGTATATATTTACACGTTGAACTTCAATAATTAAGCTTATAAAAAGATTTCAACTATAATAGGAGATGAAAAATGAAAAACCAACGCTTAATTATTTACTTTTAGTTACATTTAAAACTAATCTTCCGTATAAAACAATCTTAATGGCGAGTCGTAGGGGTAACGCTCCCCTCATCTTCTGCGTGACAGGCAGACGTGTTAACTTCTCCACTAACGACCCAACTGGCAGGGAACTAGGGACTCGAACCCCAATCAATGGTTTTGGAGACCACTATGCTAGCCATTACACCAGTTCCCTAGAAAAGAGGTACCTCTATAAAGTAAAGAGGTGATTGAATGAGCAATAAGTGATAATAATATTCTGTCCTACCAAAATATATTCTCTAATCCATCCTTTGTGTCCCGATTTGTATGATGGAACTTACTTATTGAATAGGCGTTTTCTGTTCTATATACCGCTCGAGCCGGCATTTATCATATAGTAACCTGTTAGGAGTCCGTTTGTCTGACCACGCCTCTCTATACTATCCTCAATTATACATATAATTATATCATATTTTCTTTATTTTGTCAATAATAAACTACCAATTTTTAGCAAATTCCTCGATTTTTGTGGCTGTTTCTTCATCTAAGAGGTCATTTTCTAACTTTATATTGATATTAATGGCTTCTAATGACTTAATTAAATGGTCTAAATTTTCAATTGTTGACCAGGCTTTTGCATATTTTATAAAGTCAATAAATGTATCTATACAATTAGTTACGTCTTCATAATTATCAAAACCAAAATCAAATAAAGAATTTTCTATTTCTTCTTTTAGTTCTTGTTGCTCTTTGCCTAAATTATTTAGACAATTATCACAAGCATACTTGCCATTGTTTAATTCTTTTGTTGCTTCTTCTCCACATTGGCAACAAAAATGACAATCATAACTATCACATAATTCATCAAATAAATTATCTTCATCAATATCCATTTTGTAAATAGATTCTAAACATTCATCTAACATTTTAGCACATTCATCTGGGGTCATTTTTCTGTTTGCTTCTGGGTCTCTTAAACAATGTTTATACCATCTAACTTTATAATCTTGCCATTTAAAATTATATTCTTGATTATATTCATCATCCCAACTATAAGCCTCTACTTCAAAAACATCATTTTTGAATTTTTCTCCTGTATTACTAAATGGACTTTCATACTCTTTTTGATGAATATTCCACATCACTCTTGATAATTGTTCATCTATTTTAGAAAAAGCTGCCTGAACATAATTTGGAATACTAATCCAATTAACATTATAACTTCTATCATCTTCACACATTCCATCTTCTAATATTTCGATTTCTTCATCTTCATCATTTTCCCAATGATACATATCTTCGTGATTGTCATTAATTTCTTTTAATTCATTATCTTTAATATTTTGTTCTTCTTCTATTTTAATAAACATAATATCATCTCTAATATCATTTTTTTGTAGTTTATTATCAAATTCAGAAAGACCATCTTCCCAAGGAACTGAGATATATAAATTACTTCCATCATCAAAGATAAAATCAAGATGTGTTATATCGTTAGCTTTAACTCTCTCATAAAATGGTTTATTTTCTTCATCTTCAAACATATCAGCCCATCCACTATCAATATCCATACCTTTTTTATTTAGTGCCAACCAAACAAAATCAGTATAAGCGTGCGTCCACATTTCTCCTGGTTTAGTATATTTGCTTAGTCCATTAATGTGAATATCAAAAGAAAAATTTATATCTCCAACGCTTAATTTATAAATACCTTCAGCTGGTATATTATAAACCTCACAATTTTCTAATACAATATCAACACTTGCTAATTTTTTATTTGCAAATGGATGTAAATCTTTATTATCCTTCATTTATTTGTTCCTCCCTATAAGCATCAGCTTCCATTAAAATTTCTAATTTTTTATATAAGTCTTCTCCAAGGAGTTCTTTTGTTTTTTCTAAATTACCAATAAACTTATCCATATGATGATATATTAACATTGATATTTCCATTGCTTTGTCGTCTAATGGATTTAATAAATAATAATGATTATTATGTTTAAATTGCCAATATATTAAATATAAATAAGCACTTATAGTATGATGATTATAGTAAGTATATTTTTGTTTGTTTTCATTCCATTCTCTTGAATAAGGTTTACCTATATCGTGAAAACGTCCTGCAATACCTAAATTTTCATCACCACCACTTAATTCAAATGCTTTTTTAGATGTTAATTCTAAGTGCTCTAATACTGTTGCATTATGATGTTCGTTATGTTGGTTATAATCTTTACCGATACGTAACATCCAACCTAAAAAATCGCTATAATCTTCATCAAAATTACTAGAATAACCAACAAATATTTTATCATAGCCTTCATATCTCATTGGTATATCTATTGTTTTAAACATTTGAAATAATTTATCAAAAGGTAATCTTCTTTCTGGTCTTGTAAAGTTTCTTTCAACTAATGTCCCCATAGTTGCTAAACATAAAACAGCAAAAACGTGATTATAATATTTTTTCATTTCATCTATTAAAGCTTTTCTTCTTTTAAGATTTAAATTTGTAGCATTATATATAACGTGTTTACCTTCTTCTAAATGCTGTTTACATCTTTTATTCATTTCTTGAAAAACTTCTCCATTATGAGTTTGGTCTTCCCAACCATATAATTCATTTCTAATATCATCACTAGAAAGAATAACAGTTTCAATAGAAGTAAGACTTGTAATATGTTCTTTCATTTGTTTAGCAAGAGTATCTTTACCTGAACCAGGTAGACCTATCATAATATATAAATTATTTTCTGTCATTTTTTACCTCCTCATATTCTTTTTCTGTTATGAAGTAAAATTCATTATCGGTAAATCCTAATTCATTATCTTTTAAGATGACTTCTACAACCCCTCTCCAAAGATAATGGATTCCGTCTTTTTCTTTTATTGAAATTAAGTTTGCAGAATATTCTAATATCATTTTAGCTTTTCTACAAACAATTGCAAATATTTTTTGATTTGGATGTTCTCTAGTATATTTACTTAATTCTAAATCAAATATTGCTAAATAATCATTATCTGTTATTTCCATTTTTCTTATTACTCTTTTCTGGAGCTATATTATGTGATGTTAATTCACTCTTATATCTATCCATTTCAATTAATGCCATAATTGAATAATTAGCTAAATCTAAAATAGTATCTTCAATTTTTTCATCTGCTACTTTAGCTTCGCCTTGTTTTTGAGTTAAATTAATAACTCTATTCATTTTATCTTCCATACGAACTAGAAATGATACTAATCCCCATTCGTCAAATGTTTTAGCTGCAGAATCTCCATAATCAGCCTGTTTACGTTGATATAAATCTAACATACCATCAACGATTTCTTTAAATTTATCTACCTTATTATACATTTTATTTTTCCTCCTTATATTTCCATTTATATCCTCCTGATTGATTATACCTACCAGCACAACAATTAGAAATTCCGCTACTACGAATACCTAATTCTTTAACAGCAGATATAATACAAGGATATTCTTTAATAAAATTACCATCTAAATCATATTGTAAAATAGGTCTTAACATTGCACTATTTTGACTAATTAATTTATTTCGGTTTCCGTAATTAGAATTATATTTTTTATTACACCATTCGAGATTTAAATAAAAATTGTTTTTCTTATTTTCATCAATATGGTTAACTTCTGTATAATGATTTGGATTTGGAATAAAAGCTTCTGCAACTAAATCGTGAACATATTTAGAATATTTAATTTTATCTTTAAATAAATATGTTCTCATATATCCTTGGTTATCAGTTAAAGTTAATAATTTAATAGTATTAGTAGAATGATTCCATTTTAAACTTTTAATTTTTCCATAATTACTGACCTGATATAATCCTTCAAAACCTTTTATATCTTTCCAAATTTCATCAATCATAATTCTATATTACCTCCACTTACAGTTTCAATATAGGCTTTATTAGCCCATTCATTAAAATCTAATCTCTTTGGATTTTCTTCTCCGTTTAAATATAATAAAATTGCATAATGTAATAATGTATTTACTAAGATATAATAATCTCCATCAAGATATTGTTTTGTCATTAATATTTTTTTAGGATTTCCTTCTTCATCAACACTAACTAAACCTTTTAATTTGATAATAAGTTCATCATCATATTTACTTTTATTTAATAAATGAAACATTTTATCTCCTATGATAACGCATAACTACGATAATCAGATTCTTCTAGTTTTCTTGCTTCTTGAACTTCTTTTGATGGTAAAAGTTCAGGATATTTGTTTTGTAATTTAGGTCTAGTTCTTCTAACACTTTCAAAATATGGTAGTCCATATTCTTTATGATTAAACATTACATCTTGAAAGCTCAATTCATCAAGATTTGGAAGAAATTCTTTAAAAACTTCATATACTAAAGCAAAATCATCTTCTCGAGTATAAGGTTTTTCTTCTAATACTTTCTTGACAATTGGTTCAACTTTTGCACATTTACTCATTATAAGGTTTTCCCTCCTTTACATAATAATCAGCTAAAAATAATTCCCATACTTCGCTATTAACCATTCCTAATCTTTCATTTTCATTAATTAAGTGGTCATTTTCATATTTTAAACTGATATTTTCTTTTTCGATTATTTGAATCTTTTCTTCTAGCCTATGATTTTTCTCTATTGTTTTTGCAGTATAATAAACTATAAAAAAGGATTCTAATATAATTATTGCAAATAATATATATTTAACAATGGTTTGCTTATCTATTATTTTTTTCATTCTAATCACCCATACTTCTTTCAAAATAAGCTTTACACTTTTGGTCTTTCCAAGCCTTTGTTATTGAGATATGGTCACAATTATATTCATATGCTTTATTATATATAAATATAATTAATAAGACCATTATAATTCCAATTAATATAAATCCAAAGCATAACATAATGTCTTTTCTATCAAGTTTCATAATATCACCTACTCAATTTCCCATTTATCAACGCCAAGGACTTTATATAAATATTCAGAGTCTTTTTTAATCATACTCTTAGTTATTTCAAGTTTTTTACAAACATCTTGAATACCTTTTGCTGGTAATTCTTTATCTGAGAAATATAATCTTAATAAATAAGCTAAGAAGTTGTCATAATCATCACATTTTGCTAATGATGTAATTGGCTCTTTATTGAATAATCTTTTAATAATATTGTCGTAATCTTTTAAATCCTTTTTTATATCTGTCGTGCATTTACGAGCCTCTTCAGCATCAGCTTCTGCTTTATTAGCTTTATTTTGATAAGCTAAATATTGATTAAAGCCATCTCCTTTTTCTTCTAATAGAGCTATATATTTATCTCTCAATAAATCTCTATCTTCTGTCACTTCCTTAAGTTGTGCTTTAGCAGTCTTTAATTTCTTTTTAGTCTGCTTTTCTTCCAATTTTTCATTCTTGGAAGATTCGTTTTCGATAAACTTGTCGTTAATGTAGTCCATCAACTTACTCATCTTTATCTCCTCCTCTATCTTAATTAGAGAATAACATAATTATTTTTCTTTGTCAAGTTTATTTTTAAATTTTTTAAAAATTTCTATTGTGTCGTCGTCAATCGGTAGTTGCCAAGCCGTATGGTCTGTAAACATTATTGAATATAATTTCTTTGTTTCAAATTTACTATCATCATAATAATCATATATATTTTTAGCTTGTCCTTTAAGAACTTGAACGTCTTGAAGATATAAAATATCATCAATATCATACATATCTAATAAAATGTTAGTTCCGTTTTTATCAACACAAATATATTCTGCGTTGGCGTTAATTGGTGTTTTATCTTCTTTTGTTTTTCCCATTTTTATTCATCGTCCTTTGTAAAGTTTTTTCTCCATTAAGTTCATCTAACTCAATTCTTAGTGCTTTGACTTCTTTTCTTGTTTGTTTAATTAATTCTTTCTTTAAATATAATAAATATTTAATTTCTTTTTCTCTACGTTCTTTTTCGCTCATTTATTCTTCTCCTCTAGTATAACATATTACCATATAATTCTTTTTCTTTATCTTCTCTATCTAATTCGAGACATTTACAAGTGTTTTCTTTTAAATAATTTACATCTAAATTAAACCATTCAGCCAAATCTTTATCATAATATTTAGGTTCATAAGTTTTAATTTCTTTTATAGTTTCATTAAAAGCATTAAATAACCATTGTAATCTATAGGATTGTAACCAATTTGCTTTAATTTCGCCAGCCCAATTATGTTCTAATATTCTAATTAAGTCTATTAAATCATCTTTAGACATTGATTTAAGAGTTGAATCTTTATAAGGTCTATAACCTTGAGATTTTAAAGCATCTTCATTTTTAATATCATATATTGTCATATTTTAATCCCATCCGAAACACCCAGAATAGAACCTATCAAACTCTTTATCTGGACAATATTCAAAAAATGGTAAATTCCAATTACTATCTACAATTTCTCCACAATCTGAACATCTCGCCTTTCTACCAGTTAAATCTGGTAATTCCGTAATTACTTCAAACGCTTCAGGTTTCGGTGAACAAATTAAACAGCAAGGTTTATTATCTTCTCCGTATGTTGCATTAGCAGTATGTCCACACTTCATTAACACTTCGTTCATTTTATCCCTCCTCTATCTTATATAAAAATACTATCATATTTTTAAAAAAAAGTCAATAAAAAAATACCCTATTTTTGAGGGTATTTAGTAAATAATTCTAGTAAGAAAGTATTTCTATCAACAGTTTTATGACGTGTTACAGCCATATTAATTGCTTTTGTTTGTGCTACTATATAACACATTTCTTTTGCTCTTGTAACGGCTGTATATAACCATTCATTTGATAATAATATATATGATGAATTATCAAAACCTACAATAGTTATTTTAAATTGGGAACCTTGAGATGAATGACAAGTAATTGCATATGCTAATTCAAGACCCTCATAATATTCTTTAGGGATAACAATTTCGCCTTCATCAAAGAAATCAACTATAATATAATTTTTAGCAATTTCTTTGACAATACCCATAGAACCATTATAAATACTTGTTTGTATTCCATCTGGTGTTTCTACGTCATAATGATTTTCTCTATTAATAATTTTATCATTAACTCTTAATACATTTTTATATTTAATTTTAATTTCAGGTTGGAAATCTGATATTTTAGGATTAATTCTTTGTTGTATTTCTCTATTAATTTGGTCACGAGCTAATGCTACTCTTTGATTTTGTGCAACAATTATTTGAATATCTTGAATATTTTTTAATTTATTATATTCTTGCATAAATGTTTCAATTAAAACATCGAATAGACATTCAGCATCAATTCTTGCTTTGAGTGTTAAATCTCTAAGTTGACCATAAGTTTCATCTCCATTAAAATCACTAGAAAGTAAGAAAAACTTTTTTCTAATCTTTTGTGAAGTTGTAATAATAGCAGATTTTTCTGCTTGTCTATGAATTTTAGTTAATTCAATGAAATTAATTTTTTGAGATAACATTAAGTCATTCAGTAAATTACCTACGCCAATTGGTGGTAACTGACCATTATCTCCTAACATTATTAACTTTGCTCCTCTAGGTATAGCTTGTATTAAATTCCAAAATAATTCTAAGCCAACCATAGAAACTTCATCTAATATAACTACATCTACAGGTAAAGGATAACTTTCTTTATATGTAAATGTTTCTCCTTGCCAACCTAATAATCTATGAATTGTACTACTAGGTTTACCAGTAGCCTCATTTATTCTTTTAGCAGCTTGACCAGAGAAAGCACATTGTCTAATGATGACATCATAAGGAAACACTTGATATGCCCCTTTAATTATAGATGTTTTACCAGTTCCAGCTAAACCAACAACTAAAGATACATTATTTTTTAATAAAGATTTAATTCCTTCTGTTTGCTCATCAGTAAATTCAAATCCTTGTTCTTCTTCTGCCTTTTTAATACCTTCTTCAATTTCTTCATCGGTATAAGATTGACATTCAGAATTTTGTAAACTCATTAATTTATTAACAATTTTACACTCTAAATCATAAAAATACATTAATGCTATTTTAGTATCTTTCTCATAATATACTTCTTTTTCTGTTATCATTGTTTCTATATTTTCCCATATAATTTCATAAGGAACCTTCAATAATTCAGTGATTTGTGTATTAAAATCATCTATTTTCAACCAAGTTGAGCCATCATTATTTGCTATATCTCTAAATAAATACCTAACACCAGATTTAATTCTAAAAGGGTCATCAGGTTTAACATTATATTTTAAAGCAATCTCATCTGCTCTTAAAAAACCTACTCCTTTTATATCGTCTGCCAATATATAAGGATTCTTTTTAAATTTTTTAATAGCAGCTTCGGCACTTCCGTATGTACTACATAATTTATTAATTAGTAATGGCGTAACTCCGAGTGGTCTAAAGAAGTTATATGCAGGTGCTAAATCCATAGTTGCCTTAAATTTATCTATAATTCTATTTGCAGTATGTTCTCCAATAAATTTAGCTTCCATTAATTTTTGAACATCTTCATTTTCTACATATTGAAAAGGGTCTTCAAAAGTATTATACAAACTCTCGACTTGTCTTTCAGTTAAAATTTGTTCAAGAAATAATCTTTTATCTTCTTTACTATCTAATTTAACGTTTTCATAACCACCATCAATTTTAAATTGCCATCCCCACTTTTCATCTTTTTCATATTCTCCCATCAGAATAAAATCGCCCTTTGTTTTAGGCTCAAAAGAGACAATTCCAGCGGCTTTTATTGTTGGAGACATATGTATCATCATATTAGCAGTTTTACTCTGAGATTCCTCTAAAACGTCTCTCACAGTAGCAATAAAAGAAGTCCAGTTCGAGTCTGGACTGTAGAACTTTATATCATTACTATTCTTAATTGTCACTCGAATTTTCATTCTTTATCACCCCAAACATTTCATCAATAGTATCTTTTAGTTCATATCTTGTAGGAGAAGTTGATGTTCTAGCAAATTGTTGTTTAACGCAATCAATATACATAGTCATCGTTCCGTCATCTCCTTGATAAAATTCATCCCATTCATCTTTGGATAAAATGTTTTTAACATCTAATTGCTCTAAAGCACGATTATCAAAACTTACTACTTTAAATTTAGACATATATTTAGATAAATTTTCTTTTAGCCAATTAATTTTATCTTCAATATCTTACCCTATTTTAGTATTTTTTAATAATTCAGAACCTCTACCCCAATTTTTATAACCTAAAATTAATATTTTGCAGTTAAATTGTGATAGATAATCAAAAACATCTTTGCCGTGAATACCGGCTATTAAATGAACTACAGCATTATCATTTTCGGCAATAGCTTTCCACAACATATCATAAGGTTTTAAATATGAAACGCCGATACCATAAATTAAATCTTCATCAATTAATTCGTTAATAAATGTTGCTTTATCAACAAATTCATTTTGATGTACTGTAATACTAGGTAATACGCCTTGCTTTTTAAGTTTTTGTAAAAATTCTTTTAATTGTGGATGAGAAGTGACTTTACCACCACCGAGTGCAATTTCAGTTCCAGCACGAAGGCTATCAATAAATTTTAAATTCATTATATCTCCGTGTTGTCCTTCAGGGTTGGACATTTCGTGACACATTGGACACATTTGGTCACACCAATTTGTAATTTTAGCATCCATTGAAAGTGGAAATTCTAAATTTGGTTTTTCCCCATCAGGTATATCTATAATACGAGTGCCATCATCAAATATAGCTACTTTTACATTTCCATCTTCATAAGCATTTAATAGTTTTTTCATAAAATCACCTCTATATATTTTTTTAGCAGTCCATTCCATAATAGCCAAAAGCTACTACAGTTTCTCCACTGTCAGTTGTATAAGCATCCTCATATTTTTCATAGTCAAAACAGTCATCCCATTGTTCATATGTTAAAGGAATTTCATAATAATCAAAATCATTTTCAAGATAATCT